TGTGTGAAGACTCGCGTGGCTGAAGAGCGGGCGTTAGACGTTAGCACTAAGTCTACGATAGAGTACCCGTTTGCCCGTAAGGGCAACGCGGGTTATCTCCGTGACCGGTGCAGTCTGCGCGCCTCGACTGTCTACCACCACGAGTTCCTAGGCTTCTCCTGCCCTGCGCAGCCGTGGAAAGCAAAGCCCGTCTTCGGCCCCTGGTGGGACGAGGACGAGCAGTGCGAGTACGCTGCCAGCATCAGAGAACCCCTCACACGATCCCTCGTTGAGCCCTACCCCATACTCGAGCCCTTGAAGGTGCGCGTCATTACGAAGCCCCAGGCAGGACAATACCTAGGCCTTGACGCCTTACAGACTTCGGGTCACCGTGAACTCTTCCGTAACCCGTCGGGTGCGTTTGTACCAGTTGGAGAATCTTTCAATCAAGAGAGACTCTCTGCTGTACTACGCGCCTGGCGATCAGGTCGAGCTTTCACCTCTGGTGACTACTCCCAAGCTACTGACTTACTTCCTTCCTCTGTCAGTGAGGCCCTCCACTCTCTTCTCTATGAGGCCGCCTCTAAACGCTCGGAGCTCAACTCTCTTGCCTTCCTTCGTAGCAAGACGATGTTGACCCAGTCTCAGATCCAGTATACCTCTTCCTTCTTTGATACTGCGATCCTCACCTTCTCCCTCCGCTACCTCTCCGAGGACGATGAAGCCTCGGGTACCCTCAACCCCTCCTTTGATCTGGATGCTGCCGCCACGTGCCATGCAGCTCGCCTTTATGCCTTTGAGACACTTTGCAAAAAGTTGTCTGAGGCAGGGCGCAAGTATACCTGGACCAACTGCCCTCAGCGCGGTTGGACGGTTACTATTGACCAGACTAATGGACAGTTGATGGGCGATCCCGCTTCATTCCCTATCCTTTGCCTGTGGAATGCAGCCAACTTCTTTGACTGCTGGCTTGCGCAGCGCGACTCTCAGCGCAGCAATCCGACCCAACCAACTCCTGCACTTTGGCTCGAGTGTTGTCGTGATACCGGTCTCCTTATCTGTGGAGACGATATCCTCTTCTGCTCTGACTCCCTCCTGAATAAGGCTTGGGAGAGAAGAGTGAGTGAGTACGGTATGGTTCTCTCCCCCGGGAAGAACTTCCGCTCCGACACATTCCTTCAATTTTGCAGTGAGACGTATGTGGTCTCCACTCAGCGAATTTTCCTTCCTCCGATACAGATTGGTTTCGAGCCTCCTCTTCAGCTCTGGGACTACTGTATTTCGGCGGTTCGGAAGGCAGGTTACTTCAACCTGGGATGGGCTACGTCCCGTAAGAAACAGGACTGTTCACGTGACATCACGGTAATAGGTGCGACCATCGGCATCGACGACCCAGTACTCCAGCGAGCGACGGCTCTCACCTCCATGTGGGACTCGCTCTCTGCGGATGTTATGGCTTCGGACCAGAACTGGCAGGCCTTGCATGACCACATGCAGAAGGCTTGGCTACCATTCATTAAACGGTTCCCGAAACTACACTGGCGCGGACTCTTTGTAGAGCCCGGCGATCAAGGTGGAGCTGATCGCGATCTATTCAGTAGGCAGGCTTCCTTCGTCTTTGCTGACGTTGGCCCTACCAAGGACTGGATGGATACCAGGACATTCGCCGCACGACTCCGAGACCCGGAATATTCGCCCTACCAAAGGTACAAGAGGGCTGTCTCTACGAGCTTCGTGCGTGATGCACAAGAACGGTTCGCATGTAAATCAACATGGACCCGGCGGCTGGCTGAAGAAGCCAGACTGGATGCAGTGTTAGGCTGAGAGAGGGATGGTGGGACCCTAAGCCCCCTTGCGTTTCCTGAGAGTGTGTTTACCGTTCACGTGACGGGATGTACTCTCGGATAGCTTGGGTTGCGACCTGTGAGCAGAG